ATTTAATGATTTTACTTTCTGGAAGAATAGCAGAAGAAGCATTTTATGATATATCGGTAACTACTGGTGCTTTGAATGATTTTGAGGAGGCACTTAAATTAGCAGAAAAAATGGTTATTTATTATGGTATGGGAACAAATATTATTTATCCAAAATCTAGTGAAAAATACAAAGAAATGATTGATACTGATATGGTAAATTTGATCAACGATGCTTATAGCTGTGCTAAAATAATTATTCAAAATTGTAGGTTACTTATCTATGAGACTTCAGAAATATTGAAAAAAGATAAGATTTTGAAAGCAGAAACAATAACGGATTTAATTAATAGAAAATATCCTGATATTTGGGATTTAAAAACTTAATTATTTAATATTTCTAGTACTTCTTTCGAATTTTCGTTTATTATTTTTTCTATTTTTTCAAAATTAAAATCCTTAAATAATTTATTATAATAATACTCATAATTATTTATTACATCTACTACTTTATCTGGTATATCTTGATATTTTTCAAAAATAATGTGATCTTTTAAATAATATTTTTCTATATCTTCTTTAAAATCACTAATTACAATCATTTTATTATATACACATCTATCACATCGTAAAGATTCAAATGTATTAAAATAATTGAAAGCACTAATATTAAGTATAATTTTATATTGGAATAATATCTTGTCTCTTTCTGTACCAAATCCAGAAACTAAATCAACATTAATATTTTTATCTTTTAATAAATTAATAATATGTTGTCTATATGGTAATAAATCAAACCCTATTATACAAATATCATTATTTTTTTTAATATCATAAATCTCTTTATAGTTAATTTGATATGGTAAAAAAAACTTTTTATTATGTTTTATTGAGCTATATTTTTTTAAATTACTATAGCTATAGTCTATAAAATTTATTAATTCATTATTATTAAGCATACTTAATGATAATTTTTCAATATTCTTTTCATAAGATAATTGTTCTGTATTAAATATGTAAACATTTTTATCTGAAACTTTACTTATTAAATGTTCTGGAATATTTTGTATAAATATATAATTATTTGACTTTTCAAATTTAAATTCTGGATTGAATGATATTGATTCTACATGAAAATATTGACCATTTATTTTAGGTAATATTGATTTTATTAAATCTTCCATATAATGAAAAATATCTATTTTACAAAATATTAAATTCATTTAAATATAATAAATAATAAAAATATATTATTTTTATTATTGTAACTTACTTCTAAATATCTAAACTAACTGTATTCTTGTCACTTTTAGCTCTGCGTTTACTTCTCTTGGGAACATTTCCTTGACCTTGTAATTCTTTCAAGTCACTAATACTTATCGTACTATTATTATTGGTATTTCCATTTGAATCATTAAAGTTAAAATTACTGCTAGAACTTTGATTTCCATTGTTGATATTTGTATTTACATTTTGTGATGGTTGTTCTTGAATATTAATTGTTTTTGTTTTTAGTCCAGATAAAATATCACTTATATCACTTGGTCCTTTCATATCTGGTCTTCGTCTAGATTTCTCAAAATCCATAGCAGAAGAAGATGTTTTCTCTCTAAAATTAATTCCGTCATCAACATAAACAGCAGAACCTCTTCCTGAATTCAAGTCTGGACGGTTTTGATAATTATTATTTCCAGGTCTAGATAAAGGTGTTGGAATTGAATTTGGTCCTTGCGTCGCCATAGGTGGTGGAGGTCCTCCTCTTCCACTTGAAAGTTCGGGATTCATTACTCCACTCATAAATCCTGAAAATCCAGGATTTGTTTGTGCCATAGAATTTACAGCAGCATTTTGAAAAGATCGCATTAAATCAGGATTTTGTCTTAATATATCATCCATTCCAGGCATAGCACTTTTAAACATCGTATTTGTCATATGAACCATCATAGCACTTCCACCCAATTGGAACAATAACTTTAATTCAGGAGCCATAGAAGCTTTTGATTTATATTTTTCATATAATTCAGCAAAAATTTCATCATAGTCATTAATGTTTTCATTGATTTGTTCTCCCCAACCATCTAATTTAATATCAAAAGGATCAAACCGATTATTCAAAAATTCGATTCCATTGATAATTGCCATCATCATATTTCCTTGAAATTTTACCGAATTCTGTTTTGCCTTTTCTTCCATAATGGTTTCATATTCCCCCTGCATTTCATTCAAGTTAGATTCCATAGTGTATTTTTTCGATAATTCGACACCTTTTTTTTCTAAAGCTTCTAATTTTCTCAAAAACTTGAATTTCTCTCTTAATAATTCTTCCTTAGTCATGGATGGTTGAGTAGAAATAACTGGCTTATCTGGATTAATGGGAATATTATTGAATTTTCCATAGCCATCCCAAGTTTTGGATTCTTCATTTGTTTCAGCAGTAGACTTTCCTATACTAATCCTAGGATTATCATCAAATCTTACAAAATGTTTGGAATCATTATCATCATTTGTAGATGAACCAAATAAATCGGATTTGGTTGAATATGTATTTCCAAAATTACTATCAGATAAATTATTCAATTCATTTTCTAAAGTATTCAAATCTTCAATATCAATATCACTAGAAGGACGATTTGAACCTTCTTTCACCTTATCATTCATCAACAACTCAATTCCTCCTCCAAAATTGCTAGATTTCATCCCAGATGAATATGAATTATTTTTGTTACTAAAATCATCGTTAAAATCTAAATTAGAAAGTTCTATAATTTCAGACATTATTATTCATTAAATAGAACATTTAATTTTAAGTAATACGAATTGTAATATATATTTTTTAAAAATATTATTTTTTTGTAAAAATAGTTTATTTACTTATATAAAGTTAGACATGAGTTCATTAAAAATTGTTACAGTTGCTACCAAAAGTAATTACTATTTACCTTATTTAAAAGAAAGTGTCGAGAGAAATAATAGTGAACTCATTGTTTTAGGTTACGGTCAAGAATGGACCGGATTTAATTTGAAATATTCCTTAATTATTGATTACTTGAAAACACTAAATGGGAAAGATATTGTTTGTTTTATAGACGGGTATGACGTTATTTGTTGTCGTAATTTAAACGACTTAACAAGTAATTTTTTAAAAATAAAAGAAAAATACAGATGTAAAATAGTAGTTGGTGAAGATAAAATGGATATGGGGAATGTCATGAATCAAGTTGCCAGAAATTTTATTTATTTCTTTTTTGGTGGAATGTGTAAAAAAAGATTCTTAAATTCAGGAACTTATATAGGTTATGTGGAGGATATACTAGATATTACAAATAATATTTATGGTTTAACAAATTCCAATACTTCTGATGACCAAATACAAATGAAAAAATATTGTAGATTACATCCAAATGATTTTTATATTGATATTAATTCGGAAATTTTTTTAACTATTAGTAAACCATATTATGATATTGATCATTTAGTTAAAATTGAAAATAATCATTTATATTATAATGGGAAAGAACCATATTTCATTCATGCTCCTGCTGGTACTTTTTTAGATAACATATTAACAAAAATGGGATATAGTGTTGATACCAATATAAGAGAAAACATAAAAAATGATTTTTATAAAAAATATTCTATGTACTTATCTCCTACATTTTATGTAAGTATTTTTGGAGAAAATAGTTATAGTAAGTATTTGTTTTTATGTTTTATTGTAATTATTTTTTTACTGTTAGTAATATTTATTTATCTTCTTTATCGAAATACCAAATATTACAAAAAAATATTATTCAAAATTAGTAAAACAAAAACGAAAAAATAATCACTAAATGTAAATTATAGTAATAAATATATATTATAAGCAATATAACGATTATATATAATTTATCTTTTATTATATATAATAATGTCACAATTAAAAATTGTAACTGTTGCTACAGAACCAAAATATTATTTTCATTATCTAAAAGAATCTATTAATAAACATAATAATGATTTAGTTGTTTTGGGATATGGAGAGATATGGCAAGGTTTTTCATGGAGGTATAAATTAATGTTAGAATATTTAAATACACTAAGATCAACTGATATTGTATGTTTTGTAGATGGTTATGATGTAATATGTACAAGAGATTTAAATGAGTTACTTAATGTTTTTGAAAAAATAAAAAAAGAACAAAATTGTAAAATAATTGTTGGTTATGAAAGACATGTAAATTTTTTTCATAAAAATTTGATTCAACCATTTTTTGGAAAATGTAATAATATGCCATTAAATGCTGGAACATATATAGGTTTTGTTAAAGATTTGATAGAAATAATTAATCATTTATATAAATTAAATGATCCTTTAAAAGACGACCAAATGATTTTAATAGATTATTGTAATAAAAATCCTAGAGAAATATATGTAGATAAAAAATCCCAGTTATTTTTAGCTATTGGAAATTATTATGGCAACATTGATACAAATGAATTGATTGTAAAAGATAATAAACTTTTATATAACGGTGAACGACCTTTTTTTCTTCATGGATTTGCAAATTCTTATATGGATAATGTTTTAATAAGGTTAGGTTATAAAAATGTTAATATTAATTCGGAATTAAGAAACGGGTTTTATGAAAATATGCATATAAAATTAATTTCTTTTATATATAATCTTTCTCATTTGATGTTATTTTTATTAATTATTATTATAATGTTATTGTGTATATTTATAGGATTATTTATGTATCATATTTTATGCAAACTAAATCAAAAATTTAAAAGAAAATAAAAATTAATAATCAATAAAAAATAGATTCAATTCAATAAATAATTCAATTCTTAATAAAAATAATTAGGACTATATTGAGCAATTGGTTCATACAAGTTTGTTAAATAATTTATTTCTTCTGGTGAATAATTTTCATATATTTTAAGAATTTCAAGATTTGTCTCCAATTGTTCTATAGTAGAAGCACCAATTATAATTTTATCGTTTTTTCTCATTTTAGAATAATGTTGTAACCAATGAAAGGATTTCTCTGTACAATTTCCACTTTTAAAAAAAATATCTAAATGATTTAGTATTGGTTCTTTCCAAAAAATGTTTTGGTAAATTTTATTATCTTTAAAACGATTATTACTATTATACATTTTTGTTTGAGAGTTATATTTTCCAGTCAATAGCCCACCTGCTAATGGATTGTATGCCCAAAAATCAATATAATAATCATTTAATAAAGGAAATAGTTCTTCTATTTTTCTTGAAACAAGATTATACATACCTTGATAAACATCTGGAGAATTAAATCCACGATTTTCACAAATTTGTATGACTTCTGATAAATGTTTATAAGAAAAATTACTCATTCCAAATTTATTAAATTTTTCTTTTCTCCATAACTTTTCACATGTTTCTAATGTTTCTTCTATAGATGTTTCATAATCTGGACAATGTAAAAATAGGTACTCGACTGATTCAACACCAAGATTATTCAATGAAGTATTGAGTTGTTTTTCGAAAGGGATTGGACTTAATTGTCCTAACTTTCCATTCGTAAAATCATTATTAAACCACGGATTCACTTTGGTAGCAATTTTAGGTGTAATATATAATTCAGGAAGTATTTTACCAAGTATTTCTTCTGTAGTAGTATTACCATAATAATATGCTGTATCTAAAATAGCTTTTTTACCTACATAAGTAATATATTTTTCAATTATTTTTGTATATTCTTCTATGGACTTATTATTATTAGAAGAATATGGATAATTGATATTCATTGTTCCTAAAATACAATTCATTTATAGTAAATAAACATAATAATATTATCTAGTAAAAATAATATTATGGTAAAAATAAAAATAACTATTTATTTATATGTTTAAAAATTCAAGTTATTTTAAAAATATTATAAAAAATATGAATAAATATTTATTAGTCATAACAATTTTATTAATTATTATTTTAACTGTGATTATTGTATTTTACTTAAATGAAAAAAATATATCTGTTCAAAAACATTTGGAAAAAATTCAAAAAAAATTAAGTGTAAATCAAGAAATGTATTCAAATATAGTAAATCCTACGTATTCTATAATTAATGAAAATAATGTGATTATTGTAAATAATTTTCTTTCCCAAGATTATTTTAATTTTATAAAAACCCAATTTGACAATAAAAAATTTAAATCGCGTGACTTTTTAGTTAGGAAAGCATCCGGAGTCAATTTTCAAAAACTTCATGATTCAGATTATAAAGGTTTATTAGAAATTTATTATTCTAATTACATTTTAGATTTTTTAAGTAAAGTAATTAAAAAACCAGTTCAAAGAATTTCCTTAGGTGATCCAAATGCTTGCTCACTATTGATTTACTCTAAAAAAGGTGATCATATTAACTGGCATTATGATTATTCTAATTATTATGGAGATAGATACGTAGTTTTATTAACAATCGTTAATGAAAATGCTGCTAAAAATGGTGGATTATCACAAAATATATTTCAATATAATTATGAAGGTAAAATTTATGATTTGAAAATGAAAGAAAATAGTTTGTTAATCTTTAAAGGTTCCGAAATTTTACATAAATCTTCAGAAATTGATGATAATGAAAGACGTATTTTATTAAGTATGGTTTATTGTGATATTTGTCAAGAAAAGAAAAATGTCTTTAATATTATTTATGAAAGTACCAAAAATTATATTATTTATGGTAACTAATTTTTATATTTTAGGAATAGTAATTATTTTTGTAGTCAACATAATCTTTTACTTCGTAAAATTGTGAATTAAATAAAATATTTATTTCTTTTTTTATTTCAGCTCTTTTATCGTTTGTATAATAAACTGATCTAGCTAACTCTATGAATTCATTATCAAAAATATTTTCTTTTTCTTTTATTCTTAACTTATCTTCAATATCCCATAATTCTAAATTAACTTTTTGTAAATTTAAAAATAAGTTGTTATTTTTAAAAGAAAATAGAGTCATTAAAGTTTCTAAATTTTCTATTTCATTTAAAATATAAATAATCTTTTTTTCATCCTTTACTTTTTCCTTTTTTATAAGTAAAATTGTGTATTTATCCCATAACTCACCAATGGATATTGGAACATTTACTGACATATTATTTGTTTATTATTAAAAATATAATATAAATACTTTTATTATATTTTATTTTACATAATTTTGTTATTGATAAACCAAATACCTTGTAAAAAAGAATCAGCTAAATCATCTTTTTTTGAGTGACTATTAAAATATTCCAACATGTGATTATATTTATGATCATTTGTAATGAGTTCTAAGCATTTTGTAACACCTTGTTTTTTTCTTAAATTATAAGTATTAGTATTGGAAATACAATCATTTGTATCTAAGTCTTTATCTTTTTCTTTGTTTTTATCTTTTGTATCAAAATCCTTTAGTTTATTCGCTGCTGAAATAAATTCAATATTTTCATAATTGCCTTTCATAATAAAATACTGAGTTATCAATCCCTGAATCGTTTTCATACGATTAGCTATAGGACTAATTTGATTTTCAATAATAATGTGTTCAATCATATTTTCTTCATCGAAAATAGTATTAAATTTAGTTTTTATGTTTTCACCAATAGTTACCAAATCTACTTTCGACGCGTTGGTAGAAGATACTGGTTCAAAACATGTTTTATTTATATATTCATGAATAATTTGGATTAATTCAGGTTTTTTTGTAGGTTTTGGATAAGGAATTTTATATTTATCTGCTAACTCAAATAATTTTTGTATTTTTTGTTTATTTATAAAAGTACTTTTTAATTCGGATGTTGGAATTTGATAACATTGTTTTTTTGAATGTTTTAAACAGAAGCACTTATTATCTTTTAAATATTTTGCTGGTTTATTACAAACAATAATATTACTACCATTTTTTTCTGTAAAGCAGCACTTTGTACTATTCGTTTCAGATACATTTATACTATCCCATTTTTTAATAGTAAAATGCTCTGAGTTTTCTGGTTTTTCAAAAAGACAAAATGCTAAATTTTTAATTCCAACATCAATACTTAGAACCTTCATTTTCTATAATAATAACTTATTAAATTTATTATTATATTTTTATTATTTATTATTTATTATTTATTATTTTATGTCATATAATATAATAAATTAATGGATAATATAGAAAAAAAAGCTTTATATGAATCAAAAAAAAAACTAGTAAATAATTTAGCAAATGAAGATGATATAATCGAAATAAGTATTATAAACAATGATGTACACTTAACTAAACCAACTAAAACCGAAATTTTTGTATGTCGTCAGAATGAAGTTGTAAATTTTTTAAATGATTGTTGTAAAATTATAGATAAAAACATAAATTTAGTAATTAATGTTGGACTTAATGATACTTATCATAATAATTTAGGTATAATGGTTTTTTCAATAACTAATTCAAATCAGCAAAATATACTTATTCCAGATTATTATTCAATGAAAAATTATGATGGCAAGCTAGATATAAAAGATAATCTTTTGTTTGATAAAAAATCAAATAAAGCTATTTTTGTTGGATCATCAACAGGTAGTATAAATTCTAGAGTTAATGAAAGATTAAATTTATGTAACAACTTTATTAATAACAATCATATTAAATGTTATATTAGTAATTTTTGTCAAATAAGTATGAGCGATATTAATAATGAATATCCTAATTATAGATTATTTAGTAGTAGACATATTCCTATATCAAAACAACTAGAGTATAAATACATTATAAATGTAGATGGAAATACTTGTGCATGGGACAGAATTCCTTGGATTTTAAATAGTAATTCACTTTGTCTAAAAAAAAAATCTAGTCATAAATGTTGGTATTATGATTTTATGAATAAAGATGAACACTTTATTGAATTTGTTAATGATGATGAAATTGAAAAAAAAATAAATACAATTTCATTAAATGAATGTAACAAAATTATTAATAATGCTAATGAATTTTGTAATAACTATTTAAGACGTAATTGTCATTTAGAGTATATGTCAAAATTATTATATTACATTTCAAAAAATGTAGGTAATTAAAAAATCAAAAATTATTATATTTTACTTTATTATTTGAATTGACTTGGTACGACAATACTAGGTGAAATCATTCTGGCATTTAATTGTTCTCTTGACAAATATGGATTTTTTAAATCACTGTTACAATATCCATAACCAGGATTATTAGTATCAAATGTCGATTTATATTTATGTGGAACATTTGATGATGGTGTATTATCTGTTTGTTGATGACAAGGCAATCCTAAATTATTACACGCTTCTTGTGAATTATATTTCATAATTTGAAGACCATTTTTCTGCATATATTGTCTATACTGCCAGTTTGATTTGATACCTTCTTTATGTTGTATACTTTTATTTACAACAGCTTCTGGTTGCCAACTAGAATAGTTACGACCATCTGCCATAATTGGTGGATAATTAAAATGAATATTATTACTACCACTAAAACATGTAGCCCAAGACATTATATATTTAAATATTATAATATTTTTATACTATAATATTTTTCATAAAAATTGCTTACTCTATTCCAAGAAGTTTCAACAGTTCTGGTTTTTTCATTTTAGATGAATCCGTGGCCAGACCTTTTTCTATAACAACATTCCTTAGCTTATTCAATGACATTTTTTTATAGTCAGAGTTGTTTATATTTTTTGATTCGTCTTCATCTAAATTAGAAGAAATGTGAATAGTCTTTAAAAAATCATCTGAAAATGAAGTTTTATCTTGTACATTTAAATTATTTAATTCTTCTAAATCATTGTGATTTTCATTTTTTGTCTCAAGTAGTTCATCTAAATCATCCAAATCTTCCAAATCATTATTATTATCATCATTTTCAACATCATTTATATCTTCTAAATCTTCAAAATCATTCATTCCGTTAAAGTTTAATATTTTTGAATCATTTTCACTTATATTAATAACTTCATTTTCACTTAACTGAAAAACTTTATTAAAGTTCATTTGTTGTTCTTTATTGTATTCTTGTTCATCTTCATCGTCGTCATCTTCATCTTCTACATCATCTCCATCTTCCACATCATCTCCATCTTCTCCATCAGTGTCGTCATAATCTTCGTCATCGTCGTCATCCTCATCTTCATCTTCATCGTCGGAAACATTAATGAGCGAATTACTATTATTTATATTCATGCTATTCATTGGCATAAAACTATTTAAAGGAATAAAAGGCTGTGTACCTAAACTCATTTGAATTCTTCCTCTGACTACATTCAATTCTTCCGCCATTGCTGAAACTAAACTTACCATAGATGCTATTTTATGATTTTGCTCTCTAAACTTTGTTTCATAATAAATTACTAGTAAACCCATAAGTAAAAGTACAATTCCTAAAACTAAAAAAAATGTGGGATTAAATATATCTGCTAATGCCATTCTTAAAAAAAGAAAATATATTTATATTTTTTAACTAACGAATTTTATATATCCTTTTCCTATTTTATCTTTTTTATGCTATTCATGATTTCTTCTGGATATTCCATATCATATAATACTTTTATACCACCTTTAACTTCTGAAATTCCTGGTTTTAAAATATAACTATATTTCAAAGATTCAGATTCATTATTTCCTTTGGAAACATCCATATGAAAATTCTTTATCTTATCATGCGTATCTAAATTATAACAAACTTTTGTAAAATGTGTAGTTAACATACAAAATACATTTTTATACTTGACCAAATATTCCATGAATGCGGTAGAACTAGAAATTGCTTCTTCTGGATTTGTTCCTGAATATAATTCATCAAATAAACAAAAATGAGTTTCTTCCGAGTTTTCTGTTATTGTAGTAATGATTTCTTTACATCTTCTTACTTCACTTTGAAATAAACTATCTCTCCCTGAAGTATCTGGAATATTCAAATAACAATGAATATATTTATATGGATATAATTTTCCTGATTTATAAAATCCACATCCAAATTGCTGGGATAAAATAATGTTAATAAGTGTAGTTTTTAAAACAGTTGTTTTTCCAGAAGCATTTGGTCCAGTAATAATCATATTTTCTTTTAAAGTAACATCATTCTTTATTGGGTTTGAATCCATTAATGGTGTATAATAACTCTTTTTAAAAACACTATTTCTTTTCTTTTTCGAAAATTTAATATAATTGATTTTTCCTAAATGAATATTTTCTGTTAATCCTTCTACACATTGATAATATCCGTTGAATCCAAAAGAATAAAGAAAAGCATTATGAAGTGTTTTATTATCATAAAAGTCATAAAAATTCTTTAAAATAATTCCTATTTCCATTATTTTAGTAATACTTAACTTGTATTTTCCCAAATTAGATATTTTTTTGCGATAATTATCTAGAGTTTGTATATTTTCATTTAATACTTGATTAAACTCATGATAACTTGTTAAACTATTGGTGTAACTTAATAAATGATTCATTTTCAAAATCGTTTGGTCTAAATAACCATGTAATGTTTCCAGATAATTATGTATTTTTGTCATGTTATTATGAAATCTTATACATGTTAAAATATTTTGATAAATAGAAAATATATAAAATCCTACTGAAATGACAATATAAATCTTCTGTTCTCTTGAAATATTATTGGTAAATAATTCGCCTAATTTACCTAAAGCATGATTCGATATAACTTGTTTTATAATAACAATATAATCTGACACTGTAAGTGGAAGACCTTTTAGTTTTATAATAAAAAATGGAAT